TTTTTTTTTCAAGCAGAAGACGGCATACGAGATGGAATCTCGTGACTGGAGTTCAGACGTGTGCTCTTCCGATCTATTTTCTGCGAGCTCGATCTTCTTGTGCTCAAACCCAGGAAGATCGAGCTCGCAGTAGATCTCGTAGATCTCCCTGTCCCGGTCGTCCGGGTTTCTGGTATCCGGCGAGATACCTTGAACTTCTGCCTTCTCGCGCTGAACTGCGTCAGGGTTTGAGAAGTTCGGAATGCTGAGATCAACGTCCCGGTAGACGCCAAGGATCTGGAGCCGCTTGACCGTGCTCGACCGCATGTTGACTCTGTGCGTGACGCGCTTCGCATCTTGGAGAGTCGTCGCTGCGTTGTTGACGATGAGATCACCCGCGTCCACAGTCTCTGAGACGGGACGGCCACGCAGCGGGCAGGAGTACACTTTCTTGAACGACGTGCCACCGAAGCCGAGCATGAACAGCATCTTGTCCGTGTCGGGGTAGTACTCCCTCGCTACCTCGGTCAGATAGTAGTTCAGATCCTGCTCGAGGGCGTCTGCCAGCTGATCCTGCTGAAGAGGAGAAGCAAGCGCGCTGTTCTTGACCTTCACCGGACCATCTGTCGGCAATAGCTCCGATCGGGCGTTAGCCTGGAACCGGAGGACCGCCTCGAGAAGGAGCGGGTGCCTGACGCGGCTCATGCCTTCGACCGGCGCGCCGTCCGTTGCGCCCTGAAGTCCCGGGATCTCGATCTTCAGACCCAAGAGCTTGATGCCCTGCGCCCGATCCTCGATCCAGTCGTTACGGCTCTGAAGGTCGTCTTCAACGCCTCGCATGAGCTCGTCCGCGACGAGGTTCAGCGTCCCCATGTCGAGCTCATCGACCAGGTTTCGGAACCACTCAGCAGATCTCTCCGCCTCGCTCTCTTCCTCGACAGGGCGTCCGTCGAGGCTGATCGAGACCGATCCGTCATCGTGCTCGATAGTCAGGACGCTACCGCCCGGCTCGTCTGGGAGGAGAACGGGAGCGGTAGCGTCCTCCGGCTGATCCTCCAGAACAGGGGCTAGCTGGCGGACAGCCGGGTTCAAACCGGGGACCATTGGCATTAGTCGATCCTCACAGTGTCCGCCCAGTCCAGCGCCATGACGTCCTCGACGGTCGGAGACCAGAGGGACGTGCTTCCTGAACTGTAGCGGATGTTAATCTTGTCCTCGTCGGGAGGAAGAAGCCGGTAGACGTAAGTCTCGGGATCGCCCCAGGCGATACGCGTCATCGGCATCCCCCACTTGATGCGATCGAGTGCTTGCGAGAAGTTCACTGGAACGTCTCCTTGCTGATCAGATCTGTAATCTCTTCGATAAACGTGTCGAGGCCTTCGCGGGCTGCTGAGTCCTCATCTTTCGCCAGGATCTCGTAAGTCCTGCTGTAGTCGTGATCGCCATCGCCCCAGACTTCAACTTGAAACTTGCTGAGGTTTGGCCCCTCAGAGATCAGGTTGACAGTGGCGTTTGCGAGGATCTGAGAAGCCATGTTGCGCTACCCCGGGTAAAGCGGCTCAGGAGGAGCGCCTTCGTGCATTCTGGATCTGTCAAGATCGGCCGTCCACTCGGAACCTCTGACGAGCATGCCGGTGCCGCGAAGCCACTTCAAGGCCATCGACACCGTGTCCACGAGGTCGTCGTGCTTGCCCTTCGGGAACTGCGACATCTGGTTAATAACCATGTCCGCCCAGGATCGGCTCGGCGCGTGGATGTAACCTTCCGAGAAGAGGTGCTGAATACTATGAAGACGAGCAACCTTGTCCGAGTTCTTCGGATCGATTAGCTGAACGCCGAAGTCGTCGTAACCGTAGATCCGCCGGAGCTCTTGGGCGACGCTGTGTCCGGCGGCTTTGTTCTCTATGAGAAGCTGCTCGACGCCGTAGTCCGCGACGGTATCCCTGACGCGCTCGATCAGATCGTGGAACTCAAGACGCTCCGACCAGGCGTAGATCATCATAACCTTCGGATGCTCTTTAGTGTAAGTGCGCTCGACCATCGCCATTGCTTCGTCGTATCTGTTCACGGATCTCGTGATCGAAGCTGTCTGATCGCCGCCCGTCCACACGCCCCACACTGTCATCGCGCTCGGGTCGTTCTCTTCCTTCGTCGTGTAAGCCGTGTCGAGAGAAGCAAGTATAAAATCGAAGGTCGGATATTTCTCGCGCGACCAAGGCTGCCACCACTCGCGCTTGATAATACCGCCGCCTCTGGGTTCTGGACTTTGCTGAAGTTGACCTGCCGCGGCGTAAGGTCCCATCACCCGCTCGTCGCGGTCGACGACCTCTTCAGGGAAGCGCTCTGGAAACAGAAGTTCACCCGCTTCAGTGCGAGGATCTTCTAATCCCAGCAATGTCGGAGCAGCTCTTCCTGGTTCGTATCGCATCGGAAGCATGATGTGATCGTAGCCGAGCTCATTGTCTATGATCAGCCCGCTCGTGTCTTCCTGATGAAGACGCTGCATGATGACGATGATCGCGGACTTGTCGGGATTGTTCAGTCGGGTCGGGACCGCTTCGAGGAACCATTCTTTTCTGCTCTCTCGAACCGCATCAGATGATGCGTCTTCCACACTAAGAGGATCGTCGATAATAACACGATCACCACGAGCGCCAGTAATTCCTCCGGCTGCGACAGCTTCGCGAAAGCCCGTCGTTGTGTTCTCGAATTTGGTCTTCGCATTTTGATCGCCCGTGAGAACCACGCGATCGCCCCAAAGGTCTTGATACCAGTCGCTGACGATCAGACGACGCATCTTCGTCGAGTCTCTTGTCGCCAGGTTCATCGAGTGGGACGCGCACACATATCTGAGATGCGGCATGTTGCGCGGTCCCCACTCCCACGCAGGCCAGAACACGTTCGTCATGAGGGACTTCATCATGCCCGGCGGAATGTTAATGAGAAGACGATTGTAGTAGGTCCCGTCGTCGAACTGGACGCCGTTGGTGATCGCCTCCAGATGCTCTGCGATCATGTCGACATGCCAGCCGTGGACGTAAGGTTGACCCGGCTCGATCACGTGCCAGGCCTCTTTGATGAACTCGACGAGACTCTCTTCGCATCTAGCCTTCAGCCGCCGCCGATCGAGCTCTTTCTTCGCAGCAGCTCGGAGAAGAAGCTGAGTTCTGTTACTCATTGGAAGATTTATTCTCGAGAAGAGGCGCTCCGTTGACGAAGGCCTCGAGCTCTTCGTCGCTCATCTTGTCAAATTCGCCGACCCGGCCAACTTCGTACTCATGCCTGTCGCGCCACTCGTTCTTCCGACGGTTTTTCAGCCAGAAGATAGCCGCCGTGTCCGAAGGAGGGACGTAGATCTTCTTCTTGACGACCTTCGTCTTGCCGTCTTTGCCGACGACCTCTTCCTCTATAACCTTTTCAAAACCAAGGGCTTTTGCGTACATACTCCGAACGACACGCTCGTCTGACGCGTCTCTTCCTAATTTCAAAGCCGCTGAAAAGTCTGCATTTGTCTGCTGCCAATAACAGATTGTTTCTTCTGCAACTTCAAAGAACTTGGCCAGTTCGGCCATCGTTGCGCCCATCTCAGCAAGAAATTTCGTCTGCTTAATGACTTCAGGCGTGCAACCTGAAGGTCTGCCGCCGCCTTTGTTGCCGACGGCATACTGATTTCCAAGCGGAGCGCCCGCCTTCCCCTTCGTGTAAGCTCTTTTCGCCGTGGTATTTGCAGCCATGACGCTAAACTCTCCCTCTTCCTTCGAAGATATGTATACCACAAGGCGAGCCGGCTCTGAAACCTACCAGACGGGGCCTCCGAGACGAGTCACCTTTCCAACTTCCACCCCCAGTTTCACTGTTAGCACGTGTAAGCATTTTACAAGCAAGTAAAGGAGTATTAAGAAGTAGTAAAATGCTTATATACACTAATAGGTAAACCAACCTGGAAGTTGACCGCTCGGACCCGTTTTTACCGGTGGATTATTGTTTCTATTATAACTTTTGCTAGTCATCTTGTAGCATCATCTTCTTAGGAAAAAATTTAATAAAATTTGTATTTACAAAATCCGTCAATTCGCCATATGTATTCTGCTCATTCATTTATAGGAGAACCGCATGAACGATCCGTGGATTACGTGTCTAGGAGAGGGCTTCATAACGCTTGAAGTTGACGGAGAGAAGCTTCGATACAACCCCGACACCGGGGAAATCTTCTTCTTAACCGCCTACAAAAATGGGGCTCCCGACGCTAGAGCTCTCGTTTATCGAACAGGGAGAGGCGTAGTAAAAGTGAAAGTGGACGGGGCTTCACATCGAATGATGGATGTAATTTACGCTAATCTCCACGGTTCCCGCATTCGGGGATACCAAGGCTATCCTAAGAACGGCGACTTCGCAGATCTTCGAGCAGAAAACATTATCATGGTTCGTAATCGGGAAAGTTTGTTTGGGCAAGAGCTTCCTTAATAGCGTCCCAGTCCCACTTCCCCGCCCCGTAGTAGACGAGACCGACGGAGCTGACGAGACCGTTTCTCTTCAGCTCCTTCACCCCGGCGCCTGAGTAGATGTAGAGCTCGTCCTTTCGCTGAACAGCGACGAAAACTCTGCCACCCATCCGGTGCCTCCTGTCTATCCACGAGACCTGAGCGGGGCGAAGACCGACGACCATGCCTTTCGCGAACTTGAACTCGATCCACCCTGTCACGCCGCCTGGAGAGCAGTACTCGGCATCTGGGACGCCCGACACGATCGCCCCCGTCTCGATCGGGGTGAAGTGCCAGCCCTTCAGATGATCTTTGAAGACTGCCCTCAGCCCGCCGTCGGGTTTCCTCCGTAGCTGAATAGAACTACTCTCTCGCCCCATGAGAAAACCCATCATCCTCGGTCTGATCAACCCCCACCCTACCGAAGATCTATTCATCCGTCCGCTTGGCTGCTCAGGACACCGCCTCGCTATGCTTCTGGGTAACGAGGACCTCTATCTCGTTACCTTCGACCGGCGCAATCTTCTCACCTCTGTGGAAGATAACCCCTACGAAGCAGCTGCGCGGTTCAAGTCTTCGCTGCAGGAGGGCGATCAGGTCGTGCTGCTGGGGGAAGCGGTCCGGCGGTCGCTGGATCTCCCTAAAATGCTCATCCACCCGTTGACAGTGGACGGTATAACCTACCGGCAGATCCCGCACCCGTCGGGGCGCAACCGGTTTTACAACGACCCCTCCCTCAAGTTCCTGGTTGGGGACATGCTACGATCTTTGGCAGGAGACAGCAATGCAGGTGCTTGAAGAAAGAGAGAAGACGCACGGCCACTTCGGGGACGTCGCGAAGATGGATCAGGACTTCAAGACAGTCCTGTACGCCTCGAAGAACTGGTCGCGTCTCAGCGACGAGCACAAGCTCGCCCTGGAGATGATCGCCCACAAGATCTCCCGCGTCCTCTGCGGCAATCCAAACGAGGACGATCACTGGAAAGACATCGCTGGATACGCCGAGCTCGGCCGTCGGTCTTGCGTGAAGGTTCTCTGACATGTGCGGGATCGTCGCTGACCTTCGCGGCCCCGTCCCAGAGGCCGCCAGGATCATAATAGACAGGCGTGGGACGCGCTCTAGCCAGATGGGGCCTATATATCACCGCCGGCTCCCTATCGTCGGCGTAGACCCTGCGGGAGATCAGCCGGTGCGCCGAGGGAAGTGGATCATCGCCTTCGTTGGTGAGATCCTCGACTTCCGGGAGACGAACCCCGGTATGCTCTGCGACGTCGAGCTGGTCGCCAATCTCTGGCCGGACGGCTTGAAAGACCGGGACGGGTTCTGGCACGTCGTAGCCTACGACACCGAGCAGGATCATCTGCATCTCCTGTGCGACTACCTCGCCCAGAAACCCCTGTACTACCGCACTGACTTCGGCGCCTGCGCCTCGGAGCCGGCGGCCTGCGCGAAGCTCGGGCCTGTGACTTTCGACGAGACCTACTTCGCGGCTCTGATGAAGTGGGGCTACTGCCCGGAGGCGTGGCGGACGCCGTTCAACGAGGTCCGGCGGGTTCTGCCTGGCGAGCACGTAGTCCTCGACGAGGAGGGGAAGAGATGCTCTGACATTGTCGATCCCCTCGTCCCCGGATACTTCGACCTCAGGACCGAGATCGATGCTGCCGTAAAGCGCCGGGTCGAGTCGTCCGACGTCCCCGTAGCCTGCTTGCTCAGTGGGGGCCTAGACTCGTCCATCGTCTACACCCTCGCGAGGCGATACGGCCGAGTTCAGCCTTACTACGTCCGGGGGGACGAGGAGGACGCTGAAGAGCGACGAATGGTCGAGCTGGTCGCGAAGGACCCGGTGACTGAGGTCCGGTGGACCGGAGTAGAGGACATCGACGCTCTGGGCATATTCCAGGAGCCGATCGACCTCGGGTCTCTGATCCCTCAGTGCGCTCTGTCCGCAGCGGTGAAGGAGACCGTGTGCCTGACCGGCGACGGGGCGGACGAGCTCTTCGGAGGCTACGGCCGGGCGCAGAGATACGACAGCCAGTGGTCGGACGTGTTCCACGAGCTCGTTTGCTGGCATCTCCCCCGCCTTGATCGGGTGATGATGAACAACCTCACCGAAGTCCGGAGCCCGTTTCTTGCCCGCAGAGTCGCCCAGGCAGCCCTGTCCCTGCCCCGCGACATGCGAACCGGCAAGAAGATCCTGCGGGAGATCTTCCTCCCCGATCTCCCGCAGGAAGTCATTTACCAGAAAAAGAAACCCCTGAGGATCGACACCGACAGGGAAGCCCGGACGGGTAAGCTGATCCGCAAGTTCAGGACGATGATCTAGAAGAGGAGAAGGGAACTATGACGGACATGTACTTGAAGATGAGCACAGAAGGCCTCGTCTATCACTACGCGTATCTAACGCAAGCGATGATTAACCGAGCGGTTAGCGTCCAGCGGAGGATCTCTTTTCCTGATCCGGACATGAAGAGAAAACCCCGGGGTAAACTGAACGCTGAAGGTGCTCTGAAAATCTATAAGTCTCGTTTGCCTCATGTCGAGCTTGCCCGGCGGTTCAACGTCCACCACACGACGATCTCGAACATCAAGAACGGCGTTACGTGGTCAAAGATTACCGGGCACAAGAAATGAGGGCCATCGGCATCACTTGCGGCATCGGATCGATGCTCGTTGGAGCCCGCCAAGCGGGCTTCGAGGTTACTGGCAACGTGGAGTGGCGTAAGTACTACCACGTGAAGGACGAGCACGGGCGAAACACGTTCCGGGAGAACTTCCCCGGAGCGGTGTTCGTGAAGTCTCGGGAGAAGATGACGGATGAGGAATTTCGAAAATTCAGTAATCCTGATCTCGCTCTTGGCCACCCTGAGTGCGGCAACTTTAGTCAGCTCTCCGGCGCCAACGCTGATAAGGACAAGCGACTTCTCGACCCAGCCGACATACCACTGTTCATCAATCTCGTGGCCGAGCTCCGGCCCCGATACTTCGTTATGGACGACTTACCCAAGTCATTCATGGCCTACTCTATGGCCGAATACGCTGCCTGTCTTCCTGATTACGACCTATTCCCCGAGTGGATCTCAAACTGGGGATACGGAAACGTTCAGAAAGGAAGAAAGCGAATGTTCATGCTCGGAAGCCTCAAGTCCGAGCGCTGGGCCTTCCGCCCCGGAGAGTCGCCGCACGGCGAGACGGTGGCGTCGGTCCTGGAGGACCTTCCGACACCGACGGTAGGGAGCAACTTTCCGAACCACGACCCTCACGATCTTCTGAGCGATTGCCCGAGGGCGGGGAACATGAAAGGCTTTGGGACGAAAGCGAACTGGGGAGAAGTGAAAAAGTTCTTCTCAGACAAGCCGAGCGGCTATACTCTCGACTATCCGCGCAAGGACGGGTCGATGGTGAAGCGCATCGGGTTTTTGAAAGGACACTGGAAAGGACCCGCGCACGTTCTCACCGGCGGCAACGCAACACTCCACTTCCACCGCAACGAGCCTTACACGATACGAGAGCGGGCAAGGATACAGGGCTTCCCCGACGACTTCGTGTTCTACGGGACGCGGATGAACGAGAGAGGAGAGTGGGATCACTCCCGCAACCCGCACATGGTGAAGCAGACGGGGAAAGCAATGCCTGTCCAGTTCTGCCGATACATCTCCGCGCAGATCGCAGCTCGTATTCAGCGCAAGCCCTGGCACTGCACAGATCTGCGTGTGATGAAACCAGACCCGCACATCGACGAGGCGAAGATCTGGTACTGCCAGAATATCGGCTACTCGAACCAGAAGGCCGCGTGCAGATCGTGCTGGCTGAGAAAAACTTGCCCGATGACGACCGTCCCCGCGGATGCTAAGGGGGAAGGCCTCGCAAGGATGTTTACACCGTAGAGGGGGAGATGCTTATGTGGGTTGTTATTCTAGGAACGCTTGTAGAGGGGCACAGGTTCATCGGACCGTTTCAGACGAGCGATCTTGCTAAGGAGTGGGTTCAGGAGTTCCCTGAGGATCTTCACGACACAGCAATCATCATCGATCTTCTTAACCCGGTTGATCTACTGAAAGAAGCAAAGAACTTCATGCGGAAGAACATGCAATGATCTCGATCCACGCTAATACGTTCGCCCAGGTCCGTGGCGAGCTAACCGAAGCATTCAAGACGGCGCCCCTCGTGAAGACAGAACGCTGGCAGGGCATTGCTGCTAACACAGACACTTACGAGCTGCAGAACGTGTGCTTCGAAGTGCCGCTTCAGGGGATGGAGGATCTAGCTCACTGGCGCTTTGAAATTGAACCCAACTTGCCCTGGGCCGACGATCACTTCGAAGAGCGCGTAGGCGGCGAGCCGCTGAACCCCGGTGTTCAGTGGGCGAACTGGCCATACGGAAACAGCGCGCAGAAGTTTAGGTCTCAGGACAGTGCTTCTGTTCCTCGTTTCAATCACAACTACATGGAGCGCCTCTGGCCGAAGTTTGCGAGGAGGACACCTGACGGCAGACTTCCGACCTCGTGGAAATCGCAGATCAGGAAGTATCCAGACAAAGATCCGAGGCCGAAGTATGGTATTGCTTACTTTTACGGAGACTTGCAGGATGTGGTGGAGCTCCTTTCAAAGGAACCGCACACAAGGCAAGCTTACATCCCTTTATTCTTTCCTGAAGACACCGGGAATGGCGACGGCGGGCGCAAGCCGTGCACGCTTGGATACCAGCTCATCTGTCGTGAAGGTCAGCTGCATATATGGTATCCCCTCCGCTCGTGCGACTTTGTGCGTCACTGGAAAGACGATTGCTATATGGCTGTCCGTCTCCTCCTCTGGGTCTTAGATCAGTGCCGCAAGGCTAACCCTGCGTTCTGGAACGCCGTATCGCCGGGAACTTACGCGATGCACATGACTTCACTTCACATGTTCACGGGAGATAGAAAATGACGATGATGAGAGATATTGTTGACTTTCATGTCAAGTTCGGAAACGCATATAACGGCAAGCCTCGGGACCTCCCAAACGACTTGCTGAACTTTCGCATTCAGTTTCTCGAAGAGGAGCTTACTGAGTACAGGCACGCAGCGATAACAGAAGATCTCGAAGGTCAGCTCGACGCCCTCGTCGATCTCGTGTACGTCGCTCTCGGCACTGCGTATCTTCAGGGGTTTAACTTTCAAGAAGCGTGGAAGCGCGTCCACGAGGCAAACATGCGTAAGGTCAGAGCGACCGACGCGGGTCAGTCGAAGCGCGGTCACTCGTCCGACGTGGTTAAGCCCGTTGGGTGGGAAGCGCCCGATCTCTCGGATCTTGTAGCATGATCCGGTTTCACCTCGCTGCATGCGCTACGGTCGTGATGTTCACGGCCGGGTGCTCTGTTCCGATGACGAGCAACCCATACGGATGCACGGCCTCTCACGGCGGTGATCCCTACAAGTGCTGGACGTCGCTCCAGCTGGATCATCCTCGCCCTGCTAAGGGCCTCAGCTACCACAGCGCCGGGACGATGAGTCTCGCTCACGCGACTTGCGTTCGATCGAACAGCCAGTGGTGGTTCCACGGCGCTCATAACCCGAAGACCGGATCGATAAGCCCCGAGGGCAATCAAGTCTTAAGGAACGCTTATCAGCTGAGATACCCTAAGGTCGCTCAGTATCTTGACTCACACAGGTCGCTGGAGACTACGTCATGGACGAAACTGTCGGGAGCGGAACTGAACAGCCTGGGGGTTCCCCTTTGCGAAAGATAGTGTGGACGAAGAAGGCGATACAGGCGGCGCTTGACTGCATGTACAGACCGAAGTCCATCCGCTGGCAGAAGCTGTACGAGGAAAACATGAAGCTCGCCCTCGAAGCCGCTGCGCGAGAGCAGGGGATATCGGAATGAGAACTCTTCTTAGCATCTTCCCTACCCCCGTCTACCTTGTGAAGCTGGGGCGGGAGTTTACACCTCAGGAGAAGAAGTTTGTCGAGGAGGAAGCAGAAGACCTAACTAAGAACATCGGCAACATGATCGGGAAGCGGAACGACATTCTTGACTTCCACGAGATGCAGGGGATCAGGTCGTTCATCGAGCATCACCTGAATGCGTTCCTCGACGAAGTCTAC